AATGGTTCTGTCAAAAAACTACCATGTAGTGTGCAAGATTTTGTATTTTCAGACGTAAACTTGGAACAAGCTTTCAAATGTTACGCATCTTTAGATGCTGAACACTCAGAGGTGTGGTTTTGGTATCCATCGCTTGAGGATGACACAGGAGAAATATCAAGGTACGTCATATATAACTACGAAGAATCAACTTGGAGTATTGGTTCTCTGGTTAGATATGGTTGGCTTGACACGGGGATTGAAGATAAACCACTAGCGACCGCTAAAGTTAGCGGGGAGGGTGTAATTTATGTTCATGAAAGTGGTTTCAATGATGATGATAGCGCAATGTCAAATGTGTTTATTGAATCTGCGGACATTGACATATCAGATGGCGAAAACTTTATGTTTGTCAAAAAATTGATACCAGATATAAAATTTTCGACAAAACTTGGCGTATCTAACACACCATCAATGAATATTGTTATTAAACGTAGAGATTATAATGTTGATACTCTATCAACAGATTCTACAAACGAAATATCAAGCACAACTCGTTTTACTAATTTACGGACGAGAACAAGACAAGTGGTGTTACGCTTCGAATCAGATGATGATAACTCAGTAACGGCAAATATTAAGGATTTTAAATTTAGAGTTGGCGATACCAGATTAGATATACAACCATCTGGGCGTAGAGGATAGTGACTAAGATATTAGAGACTCGCTTGCCTCTAGCAACGGATGAAACAGTTACAAGTGATACTTTTAACCGTTTAGTAAGAATTTTGGAGATAAATTTAGGCGCAAAAGACATAGATCAAACACCCGTTTTTACAAACAGTGAAATTTCTACGTTACAATTCGCCACAGGTGCTATAATATTCAATAGTACAGTAGAAGTTCATCAAGCATTTGATGGAACAGAATTTAGAAATTTGTATGAGCATCAGACATACCCAACTGGTTTGTCTGCAACAGCAGGTATAGGAGCTGTAACAGTTACGATAGGATAAATATGTCATTACAACAATCACTAGAAAATGTTTATAAATTGCCAGTAGGATCTCTAAAAAAATCAGAATCAGGCACAAAGTCTCGCATGAATATGAATGTTTTCCCTGAAAATTACACCGCTCCTCTTTTGCCAGAAAGAATGAATATGAATGTTGCTCCTGAAAGCATGAATACAGATGCAGACCCTTCATTACGAGTTTTTATAGAAGATTTAGCCAATCAAATTAGCGAAACAGATGATCCAGATCAAAAAGCAATACTTAATAAAAATGTAGAAAAATTTGAATTGGATGAAAAAGCTCCTCTAGCTGATTTAGCTGAATTAATCAGACAAGCAGGCACAGGTGAAGACACGGTTTTAGCTCATTTAGCGCCTGGTGAAGTAATTTTACCAGGAGAGTTCATGGAAGATGAGCAGTTAGAATCCATGATTGAAGCAAAATTTGATGAGGTTGGTATTAAACCAGAGGAGTATGTTGCTGGCATAGGGATAGCCAGTCTCAATCAAATGACTGGTTTACAGGAATTTGGATTTTTTAAAAAGCTAGGCCGATCACTCGAAAAGATTGCAAAGAAGGTCATCAAGCCAGTTGCAAAGGTGGCTCAGTTCATACCTGGTCCTTGGCAACCGATAGCGGCAATGGCAAATAAAGCCTTTACTGTTTATGACGTAGCCAAAGGCAGAGCAAGCCCTCTAGCTCTAGCTAGTGCTTTTGCACCTTTGCCTGGTGGCGCTGATGCAGGCAAGGGACTCAGTTCTTTCGGAAAAATCAAAGAGTTTTTTACGAAAGGCGCGGATGACGTTGGTTTCCTTGGCAACGTCGGTAAGACTTTGAGTGGCGCAGGCGAAGGTATTGCTGGGCTTATAAGCGGTGGTGGTGCAGATAACATAGGCAGGTTTGGTCGCTTGGGAGATTTCTTAGGCGGTACTAGTGGCGCAAGCGGAGGTATTGCTGGGCTGATCAGAGGCGGTGGTGCAGATAATACCGGTAGCTTTGGCCGTATCGGAGACATATTTAGTGGTGGCGGCATTGATAACAAGGGAAGCTTTGGCAGAATAGGTGATTTTTTCACTGGCGCTGTTGATCCTGAAAAGGAGTTTACTTACTACGATCCAGTGAATGAAGTAATTGTAGATAAAAGAACTGGTAGGGAATATGTGCCACCTGAAATTACTACAACAGATGGAAACTTTTTTAGCAAGTTAATTAGTGGTGGCGGCGCAGACAATAAAGGAAACTTTGGCACTTTAGGCGACATTCTTGGAGGTGGATTAGGTGGTGGCGCTGACGGTGGTGGATTAGGTGGTTTAGGTTCTTTGGCTAAATTAGGTCTGGCAGGCACAGCCGCCGCTAAACTTGGTCAACTTGCAATGGAAGAAGCTAGAAAAGATAGGGGAGTGCCACTAACACCATTAACAACTATGGATGCAGCTGGCAGGTACAATATAGAGGCTGAGATAGCCAGAAGAATGGGATTACCAGCACCTAATCCAGTTGAATTTGGATTAATGCCTAGATTTCCAGCACTAAGCGGTGCGCAATCAGGAGCTAGACGTGAAGCCGTTATATCACCTTATGTGCAACAAGCTGCGATGGGTGGAGCGATTATGCCTATGATGTATGCAGAAGGTGGCGCTGTTGCAATGCAAGAAGGTGGTGAAATGAATCCTAGTGAGTTTCCTAGAATGGATGGTGACATAAATGGACCAGGCACAGAAACTTCTGATGACATACCCGCCATGTTAAGTGATGGTGAATTTGTTATGACAGGGCGTGCTGTACGTGGAGCTGGTTCATTTGAACTAAATGAAGAACCAAACGGTATTTTAACACTTGTGCCTTCTGCCTCTGAGAGCAGGGAAAAAGGCACTCAACTTATGTATAAAATGATGGATGTTTTCGGGAGGTATGCCGATGCTACCAGTTAAAAAATTTCAAACAGGCGGTCTATTAGATGCCAGCACGTATGGCTTAGACCCTGATTTGTACGAGCCATTGACTCAAGAAGAATTTGATAGACAGGAAGCTGAATATTTTGGTGTGCCTGTTGGCGATTTACCAAAATTAAGACAACAAAGAGCTGGTATTACGGGCATACCCGCAGCACAGCCTATGGTTCCTCAAACATCACAGCCAGCGCCGTATGCGACAGGCGCCCAAACAGAAACTGTATCGCGCGATCCAGCCTTACAACAACTCTTATTTGGTTTGGGTGGCGAAGGTGGTTTCATACCAGGTGCTTTTAGAGCCGCAGAGCGCACTTTCTTTGATGAAGAGGGTAGACCCGTTATTGTACCTCAAGAGGTCGCAGGTTTAACCGAAGATCAACTAGCAGCAGCCCAAGCCGCTAGAGATTTAGTGGGCGTACAAGATAGATTTTTAACAGAATCAGAACAAGCTGCAAGACAAGGCGTAGAAGGATTACTAACCTCACTAAGACAAGGCAGGGGTCTAACAGCACTTTCTACAAGAGATTTACTTAATAGATTAGGTGAATCAGAAGAATTATTTAGAGGCACAACAGAGGCTTACGATCCATCTATGACACAACAGTTCATGGACCCGTTTGAAGATGCTGTCGTGCAACAAACAATAGATGATGTCATCAAACAAGCTAACATAGCCGATATAGAGCAAACAGCTAGAAATATAAGAGCTGGCGGCGAATCAGCCTTTGGATCAAGAGCAAGACTTAGTAAAGATGAATTAAGTGAGGCGATAGGTAGAGGTCTTGCAAAAGAAATAGCAGGCATACGCTCAAGAGGCTTTTCCGAAGCACAACAAACAGGTCTAGGTGAGTTTGCAAGGCAACAACAAGCTGCAAGAACAGCCGCTACTGGATTAGCTGGGCTGTCTGCGCAAAGATTTGGTGCAGGCACAGGTTTAGGGCAACAATTGGTTGATTTTGGTCGAGCAGGACAACAAGCTCGTACAGGATTTGGTGGCTTCTTACAAAATTTAGGCACTCAAGCGCAACAAGCAGGACTTGGTGGTATAGATTTGTTATCAACTTTTGGCGGTCAGCAGCAACAACAACAGCAGAGATTACTTGATGCTCAAAGAGCAAATGCTTTACAAGCACAACAAGCTCCTCTACAGCAGTTTCAATCACTATTACCTTTTGTTACAACAGCTACGCAAACAGCAGGAAGGCAAGCACAAGCACAACAGTTCGCACCGCCGCCTAGCCCATTACAGGCAGGATTAGCAACTGGTTTGGGTGCATTTGGCGCATTTGGTAACATGCTTAATCCAAGGAATTAGTAATGGCTATCAATCAAAATAGTCTTAGTTCTGAAGAAATACTTGATTTATACCGAGGTTTGCAACAGCAACCAGTAAGTAAATCTGATGTAGACGAAGAACTTTTTAAAATATCTACACTATTTCCTAATCCAAGGCGACAAAATATATTTGATTTAGCATCAGCTTTATCAGCAGGCTTGGCGGCGCAAGCTGCAAGCGGTCAACCTCCATCTATAGCTTATGGTTTGACAGCAGGTTTTAATTCATTTAATGAAGGAAATCAGATAAAAAGAATAGAGGCTGATAAAATTAAACAACAAGCCAAAATGATGGCATATCAACAAGCTGAAGCTAAAAAAGAAAGAGAACTTGAGTTTTCAAAAGATATTTTAGAAAAACAATTTGAACTATCTCTGAAGTCGGGCGGTTTTATGGAAGGCACTGGAGATTTAGCGTCTGCGTTAAATTTTATAGCTAGAGCTGAAAAAAATCCTGCTCTGAGAAATACATTAGAATATAAATTAGCTTTAGCGGTTGCAGAAAGAAGTAGGGCATCAATACAACAAACAGAACAAGGAGCCGTACCTGTAACGCAACCTGGTCTTGATGTTCAAAAGGTTCTTAAAAAATTTAGAGGCGAGCCTACAAACACGATTACCGACGATGACGGAGTAGTGTGGACGCCGACAGATAAAGTCTATGATGACAAGACTGTTTATACGGACGGAACTAATGAGGCGGTGTTTTAATGCCAACTGCAATAATATTAACAAATGAACAAAAAAATCAATCCTTACAGGATAATACCGATAGCAGGGTCACTGTTGGAGGTGTAATACCAGGAACCGAAAAAGTCAAAGATCCTTTAAGTGAGGGTCAAAAAAAACAGGCGGGCTTTGCTCTTCGTATGGAAAACGCAATCAAAAGATTTGATGAGCTTGAAGCTAGTGGGTTCAATCCCGTGAACCTTAAAGACGTAATGATAGATAACGCTCCTTTCGTACCAGAAACCGTAGAGAGATTTTTTACTAGCTCACAATACAAACAATATCAAAGAGCAATTATAGATTTTGCAACAGCACAACTTAGACAAGAAACGGGTGCAGTTATAAACGATAGCGAAATTGATTGGATGTATCTTACATATTTTCCAGCATTGTTTGACGATCAAAAAACATTGGCTGACAAAAAACAAGCTAGACAAGACGCTTACATTGCCATGCGCACTTTAGGGGGTAAAGCTTTCGATAAAGTGAAAAAAGAAACAGAAGAGTATAATAAAAAAATGGGTCTTGGGGGAGATAGTGATCAAGCCTTGCAAATTTTGCGTGAAAGAGCAAAAAATGATCCAAAAACTAGAACTAGATTAAAAGAGGCTGGTTTATTATGAGCGATGGATTAAGATCATTAGATGACGATATTCTTCTTTCTATGGTTTTAGATGAAGATGAGCTTGATACTTTTATTGATAGTATCGGTGATGAATCTTACGAAGAATCTTTAATAAATGAAATAGCTAAAGAAAAACTAATAAACTCTATAGATACCAAAACAGGCGCTCCTGCGAATGTGAGAGCGCAAGTTGGTGCAGCACAAAAGCCAAACGATAAACTTGAAACTTTAAAAAAATTCTATCCCGACGCAATACCCGTCGAAATTTTAGACCCGCAATCTGGCGCTTCTAAATTTGGACGTGGTAATTTTGTATTTACTAATCCTGAAACAAATAAACCTACACTGTTTGATGAAGATTTAAGATTGTTTGGTATTCCAGTGCCAGGTTTGAGGGATTTAGTAGATGTTGGACCAGAAATAGCAGAAACAATAGGAGCCGTAGTGGGAGGTACAGGTGGAGGAATTGCCGGAGCACCAGCAGGTCCAGCAGGACCGGCGATTGGATTTGCTATAGGAGAAGGTATTGGTAGTGCCACAGCAAGAGAGGCTTATATCGACATCTTAAATTTTTTTGGTGAGACAGAGGATAATAGAACTGGTATCGAAAGATTATACGATTTCGGAACTACTGCTATTGTAAACTCTACTGGTGGTCCATTAACAAATAAGTTGCTCGATGGTATAAAGTACGTGGCTGGACAGCCCATACGGTTTGTTACAGGAGCTATGTCAAAAGAAGCTAAAATAGCAAAAGATAAAATGTTAAGTGTAGGAGTAACAAATCCAAGCGCCGGTCAAGTAACAGCTAATCCAGTTCTTAATTTAGCAGAACAAGCGTTAGCTGCCGCACCTGCATCTACAAAGATTTTACAAGAAAATGCGGCACAAACGGTGAAACAAATAGACAATTTTGCAAAGGATCTGGCACAAAAATACGGTGGTATAAGAACAACAGCAGAAGCATCAGAAAAACTGGTGACTGGTGCGCAAAGGGCAAGATTAGATTACGACAACAAAATAAATAAAATGTATAACGAAGTTAACAACTTCATGCCTGAAACATTGGTTTCTGATGGTAAAAATACCATAGAATTTGTAGAAAAATATTTAGCAAGATCAAAAACCGCAACGGGTAAACCAGAATTAAATCCTGCTCTTCGTCAAGCAGAAATGTTATTGAAGGATGCAAAAAACGGTGTTTTGACTTACAACAACTTAAAAGATTTCAGGTCAAGCTTGATGTTTAATTTGAGAAGTGCTGAATCAAGAGGATCTTTGTCCGCACCAAACAGAAAAATAAAAGAGTTAGTAGGCTTTATAACTAAAGACTTAGACGCGCTAGTAAAACTATCAGATGATCCTAGAGCGCTAAAAAAATACAAAGCGGCAAATGCTTTCTATGCAAAAAATAAAGGCAAGCAAGGCGGCATGACATATATTGACGACATAATAAAAAAAGGTGAAGTAAGAGCAACTGACGCACTCAAATATGTATTACGTGGATCAAAAGATGGTGGTGAAGATCTTTTAAAATTAAGAAAAGAGCTAAAGAAAGATGAATACAACGTAATATCGGGATATATTTTAGGAAGAATGGGTTTACCTACTCCTGGTTTAGCCAGTGCGGCAGAGTTAGGTCAAGAAGCGGCAAAAAAGGGTAGTGAGTATATTTCAGAACAAGGGTTTTCACCGAAAAGATTTATTACTAACTGGAACCAACTAAGCAAAGAGGCGAAAGAAGCTTTGTTTAAAGGAACTGAACATGAGGAGCTTGTTCCTGCTTTAGATAATTTAGTTTTCACGATAGATAGAATTGGCAAGTCCGCTGATCAAATGGCTAACCCTTCTGGTACTGCGAGAGTTGCTTTTGCGATGGGTACGCTAGGTGTTTTGGGCGCTGATGTAGGTTTGGGTAGGCTTTTTGGATCAGAGGGGTTTGAATATGGTTTAGGTGCATTAATAGCGCCTTATTATTCCGCTAAATTATTAACAAACAAATCATTTGTAAATTGGCTTGCTGAAGGTGTGGAAAAAGCAGCTTACGATCCGAAATCGTGGGGACAACATGCAAGAAGGTTGTTTCAAATATATGAATTGAATCCTGATATCAGAGAGGAAGTAAGAGCCGTTGCTAACGGTCTTACGGGAGAGACTTTAGAGCCAACCGATTGGGAATCTTCTAAATCTGCATTACCAATTTCAAAATCCAACGAAAATGAGCAAAAATTTAGAGAAGTTTCAGGAGAGGAAGTTTCTAACAAATTGATACCAACAAATTTAGATTTAGAAAATAGAATACGAGAATTTGAAGTCTCAAAAATTAACTCATCTCCTATGACAACACCTGTAACAAGCACAGATATTTTTGAAGATGATTTATCTGGACAGCCAATGGCACAATTAGGCATAAACCCCGCTACATCACCAACTATTCTACCAAGTGAAATAGATCGAGAGATAGCGATGCGGATGCAGATGCAGGATCGTAAAGGTATAACTGGTTTAGGGTAGTTTTTCTAAGGGTAACTCACCCTGTGGCTCAGACTCATGAGCCAAGATTACAGCGTTATCTACATCGTAATTAAACTCGTAACCCATATACTGCTCACCATCTACCTGTATAACTAAGTTGCGCGATATCAGGCGCAATAAAGCTGCTTGATGGTGTAAGGTGAGTCTTGAAAACAAATCAATGACTTCTTTTGCCTCAAGCACTGGCTGATAAGTCTGTGGCACAGACTTTTTATTACGTTTAAAAAGATTCATATTCTTGGACTTATTTTAAACAGTTTTTCGTATTCTCTTTCAATCAATACCTTTAATTGGCAAATTTTAGAGCGCCTTTCAGAATTACAGATATCCTGCAACATATTATAAGTTTGGACATCAAGCGCTAAAGATTTACGAATCTTGCGGTTAGCATCAGCTTCTTCTTGTGAAATATTATCCATATCAACACTTTATTTATAAAAATTATAGACGATTTTATAAAATTTTATTAGAATATGCAAACTTATGTATCAATTAAAAAATTACATGCTTTCCATGCAATCGCATTGGATGATAAACCAGAACACTTACCAAGCTGTTCAAGACTCTATGCCTATCATTAGTCGTTATGCAGCGCAAAGTGGCGTGGACAAAATGCAGAAAACGCCAATTCATGAAATGCTTAAAAATCCTTTTCCAGACGTTTACACCATGCCTATCTTCCGACGTAGCTGGTGCAAAATGATGTGCGAAGAGATAGAAAACATGCGTAAAGAGTTTGGATTTGAAAATAATCCAGATGAGGATAGTTTGCGCCAAATACCAGAAATCGTATTACAAGAGCGCTCGCCAGAGCTTTATCAAAATATGTGGTTTGTTGTGCGAAATATCATGAACCCCATAATCATGGCAATATGGCAAAGAAGTTGTCCTGATCCTGCCAGCATACAAATAGCTAACTACAACGTCACAGAGCGCGATCAGGGGCATTGGCATCACGATGACAGCGCTGATATCAGTATTGTCGTTCCGCTTAACACAGGCAAATACACAGGCGGTGGTACAGAGTTTCATAATCACGGTAAGTTGAAGCCGTTGCCAAACGGTCATGGCTTAATATTTCCATCCTTTACTCATAACCATAGAGGTTTACCCGTAGGCAAAGGCGATAGATATTTACTGGTTTTTTGGCTATGCGATAAGAAAAGAGCCATTGATATTGTACAAAATTCTATGTAATTAACATATATTCAAATATTTTAGTTGACATCGACACGGTAATATGGATAATACACATATAAGTTAAACAAACCGGAGATGACAATGACTAATTTATTATTAATTTTATTTGCTTGTTTTTTAGTTGCTTTCATAGTATTTACAGGTCACGAAGATGCAGTTATGAGCGCTAATCACTATACAAATATGGTATGCGGTGGATATTGGCCTGATTATGAAAATGTGAAGCCAGTATGCAATTAGACAAGACCAAGGGGATTCCTTAGTTAGGTTTTCACTTCACCCCGAAAGAGCGCGTTCCCGTCCGCGTTGGTCGAAGGCGGGACTAATTAAAAAAACGGAGAAGAACATGCAAGAAGTTACAATAAAATACAATATTGATGACATAAATTATTTGTATCATACATCCAATCGTAGTTTTTACTTTGCTCAAGAAGAAAGATTTGAGCATATATCAAAAAATGAAATACCCTTTGATGAGGATAAAGGCACTTACATGTATTGGATTGATGGTTACGGACAAGCTTTGTTATTTTCTAAAGTATTAGAAGCGCTAGGATATTTGACTCATATTGTATTCGATTTATATAAAGAACCTGATACCTTTACCGTTGTTTCTGACTATTCAGCAAATTGGGAAGATCACGAAGAATAAATCAAAGATAAACAGTATTGCCATATTTATATAAATATGTAAATATTCACAAAAAAACACATTAATTAACGGAGAAGAAAATGGGACTAACAGTATCAAGTGGAAGTGGTGATTACGAAAGCTTAAAGCCAGGACGCTATCAGGCAATCTGCTATAAAATAGTAGATGTAGGAACCAGGATGGAATCATTTAAGGGCGGGCCTGAAAAGAAACGCACCCTAGTATATCTATATTGGGAAGTCTCACATATTCAAATGGGAAATGACGGTGAAGAATTTTGGGATGAAATCAAAATGTCCGATGGACGACCTTTTAGTATATCTAAAAAGTACACAGCATCTTTAAATGAAAATGCAACATTGCATTTAGACCTTAAATCATGGCGTGGTAAGCCATTCACCGCAGAACAATTAAAAGCTTTTGATATAGAAAATTTGATGGGTAAAACATGCGAGTTAGAAGTGATTGGCTATGCTAAACAAGATGGTTCTGAGGGAGTTGCTGTAGAGAGCGTCTACAAACCAGATGGCGGTGTCAAGAATGTTTCTACAATTAATGATAAAGAAGCTTTTGACTTAGACCTCTATAAATTAGAATTTACAGGTAAATCATGCCCAGATTCAAAACGTATGCTCGATATTTATTATGATCTACCAGATTGGATGAAAGATTTAATAGATAACAGTTTAGAAATGCAAGCAGTTGATTGGGACAAATTTGCTGCTGGTTCAAAACCTATTGAACCAGGCGGTTTATCTGATTTAACAAAAGACAAAGACGACGACGAGAATATTCCCTTTTAGTTTTCCAAACTAGAAATCGCACCCAATGGTGTGGTGTTTCATCTCCGGACCAGACATCGGAGGGTGCGTATTTCTTTGACGGTAAATTTTATGAGCAAAAAAATAACATTAGAATTTGATGAAGAAGATGCCGATGAAATCATTGCTATGATTCGGGAGCTTATGCAGAGAGAGGAAGAGGTAGAGGATTGTGACCAAGAAGATTGATGATCAAGTAAACTCACCATCGCATTACACTGGCGATATAGAGTGCATAGATGCCATGGTAGCGGCGTTTGGAGAAGACCAAGTGCGCATATACTCTAAACTAAATGCCTTTAAGTACCTTTGGCGCTGCGATAAGAAGCACACTAGAAGCAAGACTGATCTTCAAAAAGCACGTTGGTACACAATTCGCGCAGCAGGCGTTGACCCGAGGATATAATTATGGAATTTAAGCCAGGTGTATATGAGAACATACCTTATGAAGAATATGCTGATATAAAAGCATTTAGATCTCACGATCTGACTTCAATAATTAAATGCCCGTACACTTGGAAACATCAAGGTCCAATGAAAGAAACACCAGCACTGATTGAAGGCCGTGTTCAACACACGGTTTTTTTAGAGCTGGATAAATTTGATGATGAGTTTGTAATTGAACCAGATACTATAAACAGGCGTACAAAAGCGGGTAAAGCAGAGTATGAAGATTTTTTATCCAGCATTGGAAATCGTACAGCTATCAAACAAAGTATGTACGATGTTTGCATGGAAAGGCGCAAAGTGGTTGAACAATACGTTCCACGTGAAACGGATAAAGTTGAGCTAACCATTTGTTTCAATTGGCATAATCACCCGTTCAAAGCCAGAATGGATTGGTATGACGGTAAGAATGTATTGGATTTAAAAACTGCGCGAGATGCCTCACCAAGAGGATTTAAAAAAGCAATTAATAGTTTTAATTATCACATGCAGGCGGCTCTCTACTTACAAGCTGCAAAGTCTCAAGGATTGCCAGCAGAGAAATTTATCTTCTTGGCTCAAGAGAAGCTACATCCTTACCCATTTGGTATTTACGCGCTATCTCAAGAGTGCATAGAATACGGTAATGCTAAAAATGAACAAGCACTTAAATTAATTTTAGATTGCGAGTTAAAAAGAGAATATAAACCGTTTAACATCGAGGGGATACAAACAATCGAGCTTTCAGATTTGTATTAATCAGTAACAAAACAAGGTAGTTGGATGTCGTTAAAAATAAAAAAACCGAAACAAAAGAACTTTGAGCGTCCTTTTTCAAGTGACATCATATCTGAGTTTCATAATTTTTTATTACATAACGGTTTAGAGCTAGATCAAAAAAAAGGATTAATTACAGATGGCAGTGTTGGTAGAGCTTTTATCAACGTAGGCGGTAAGAAAAAATTAGTCGGCTGGTATCAACTCTGGGCTGATCAAGAAGTGCCTTTTGGCAGACTTGGTGATTACAGGGTATCGGCGCAAGAGCCAACAGCTACTTTCAGACCAGAACATCAAAAAAAATACGAGATCACAGACGAGCAAAGAAAAGAAATAGAAGAACTGCAAAAACAAGCCGAGGTAAAAAAACAAGCTTCTTACAACAAAGCCGCCATACGCGCACAATCGGCTTGGGAACGTGCAAAACCAGTAGAGCGCCATCCTTACCTAGAAAAAAAACAAGTATTGAGTTACGGATTAAGGCAAAACGATCAAGGCGTTTTGATGATTCCTATGTACGATTCGCAACTTACAATCGTTGGCATACAGTACATTAGCGAGGATGGCAGTAAGAAATTTCTCACTGGTTCTAAAAAAAGCGCAAGCTTTTACATATTAGGCGGTGAAATATTAAAAACCAGTGATACGGTTAACTATGCTGAAGGTTACGCCACTGCTGCATCTTATTACGCTGACAAATCAGAACCCGTCGTCGTGGCGTTTGATGCTTATAATCTATCGCCTGTTGCCGAGGTTATGTTTGAATTTTTTAATGATCGTAAGCATATTTTTATTGCAGACAATGATCCAGATTCAAATACAGGTGAAAAAGAAGCTGTCAAAGCGTGTCAGCTCATACGCGGTAAAAAAGGTCAAGCCGATGTATGGATGCCAGAGACAAAGGGCGATTACAACGACCATAAAAATGCAACAAAAGCGCTAGAGGGCGAGCTAATGCCTACATTGAAAAATGTGGACATTCCCGTTGAATTTGACTTTCACAAAAGCTCTACAGGGCGTTTTTTAAATACAAAAGAGAACATACAAGGTGTTTTAACAATCCAAGGCATACGAGTTGTCTACAATGTAATTAAGAAGGTGATGGAGATAGACATACCCAACACCACATTTATTGATGATTTAAAAGAAGATGCCTCATTAATCGAGATTGAAAATCGTTGCATCAACATGGGTATACCGCATACAAAAGTATCTGATTATCTCAAAGTGTTAGCAAAAGAATACAATCCTGTTAAGGAATGGATGGAATCACGGCCTTGGGATGGTCGCAGTCGTATTCAAGATTTTTTAGATACCATTGGCTCACCAGAGAATGAAAAATTAAAAGAAATGCTTATGCGCAAATGGCTGATAAGCTGTTGCGCCGCAGCCTGTGAGCCAAAGGGAGTGGAACTCGAAGGCATCTTAGTATTTCAGGGTGCTCAAGGCCTTGGTAAGACGCTCTGGTTCAAACGATTAGCCAATTACGAAAACGGATGGCTATTAGAGGGCGCTACCTTAAATCCATCTGATAAAGATTCAGTAAAAAGGGCAGTGAGCCATTGGATAGTGGAACTTGGAGAGATCGAATCAACCTTTAAGAAGAGTGATATTGATCAGCTGAAAGCCTTTGTAACCGCAAGAAGCGATGAACTGCGATTACCTTATGATCGCGGTTTCTCACGATATCAAAGGCGCACAGCGTTTTATGCAAGTGTAAACGCAAGAGAATTCTTGACGGATACGTCCGGTAATCGACGATTCTGGGTAATTCCAGTGCGCTCTATCAATTTTAATCACGGTATTGACATGCAACAGCTCTGGGCTGAAGTAAAAGAAACCATGTATGTACCAGGGCAAAAGAATTGGTTTTTATCTCCAGATGAAAGGGAGATGCTAAACGAGAGCAATGAAATTTACAGGACGCAATCAAGCGTTGAAGATTTATTATTAGAACATGTGCGCTTTGAGAGTAAGACAACGAAGCCAGTACAAATGACCAAAGTATTACGTGATCTAGGCATTGCAAATCCAAGGATGCCTGATTTTAAAGAGGCTAACCGTGTATTACACGAGCGCGGTATCGAGCCAAGGCGATCAAACGGGAAAAAAGTATACGATCTTGATTACGATAAGCCAGGCGATGAGGATGAATATCCTAAATATAACTACAAAGAATTTTCATGATCATACGAAACATCTTAGGAATACTCTTGCTGGCTACAAGCTACCTTGCCGCCATATTAGCTATAATACCTTTAATGATGGCAGCGATACCGATTTATATATGGCTCAAAGCTGGCAAGCTGGGTAATGAAATTATAGGGCGTGATGAGACTATTTGTAACTGAATTTGAGGTCGATGGTGTGAAACACATTGGACCCACATTGGCGGCTAAAAACTGGCAAGAAGCGAAGCACATAGCAGAGCTGGCAGGCCTGGATTTGGTGTGTGAAATCAGCGATGTTGTGCTAATTGATAAAGGTTACCATACCCTGCACTGACTTTTCCGTGTCACAATGTAATTCTTTATAACTGTACTCGGTAATTTTTTAGGAAAAAAAGAGGAAAATAAAAGCGAAAATGATGCACTGTACACTTAGCTCTACCCTGTGCTGAAAGCCTTATGTTTACTAGGTTTATTACTATAGGTAGTGTTAGGTAACAGTATATAAAGATAATTATAATATACATATAAATAAGCACCGTGTCGTGTTATACCACTTACAAATAGGTACTAATGCGGTTAGGTGTACCCTACCCTACCTGTTGACTAAAGGAGAAGATAATGCAGGAATTTTTATATGACGATAAGCAAAGTTTTGATGACAACTTTGCACGATGGTTTATCATGAATAGCGATGAGAGAATTGCTTATAATGAAAAGCCTTATGAAAGGAAAGAAGCTAAGAAAATATTTGCTAATTATGTGAGTGGACCATGGCTGGACGACCAAAGAAAGAAAAACCAAAGTTGATATCAGTTCCCGATCAATTTGAAAAGGACAAGGAGCTTGGCTTAACGCAAATGCAAAATGCTTTTGTATGGCATTATACGGAAGGAGCGTGCGGGCAAACTGAAGCTGCCAGGCGTGCTGGGTTCGAGTTTCCAAGTCAAGCAGCTACTAAATTCTTAAATGGTAAGGATTACCCTAAAGTCACCAAGGCCATTAAATTAAAACAATCTGAGCTGAGAGAGAAGTATGCTATTACCCCGCAAAAGACTGGCACGATGCTTTGGAAAATAAGCGAGACAGCATTTGAGAAAGGACATTACAACGCGGCTGTGAGTGCTATCAAAGAATTAAATCAATTAGCTGGTTTAAATATCTCAAGATCACAGAACCTAAATATCAACGCCAACATTGATTCAATGTCCTCACATGAGATCAAGGATAGACTGGCTAAACTATTAGGTGCAGAGGATACTGAACCTGATCCAAAAGACTTTTAAAAAAACCCCAATCAGTGATCGGGGTTTAATAAATAATTAATTAAATTAATTATTAGTCTATTAGAGTCAAACGGTAGTCGCCAAAATCCATGACACTCAATTCTTTGCTTCCTTTTAAAATAAAAACTTCGATAACACCCTTGCTTGTTTTTCTAGTTTCATAATGATTTTGATTTTTTTTGAAATCTAATATTTCATCCTTAGTGCTCACTATTTCTTTTAGTGCTTCCTCTCTGTCAGATATATATTCATATCCAAAAGCTTCGTTGATAGCATCAATAAATATATTTTTACTCATCTCGACCTGTTGTTTAAATTCTCTTAATTTTAGCTCCGCCTGACACTCTGAAATTTCAATCTCTAGCATTGAAATGATGCGAAATAAACTTGTAATGCTATTAGCGAGTGCTTCAAGTTTTGCTTTTTTGTAACCTCTAGGGCGCTCTAAAATTCTTGTAAAATCCTTAATTCTCGACTGTTTATTTTTAATATCTAATTTACAGTCAGCTATTACGCTTTCAATCACTTCTTTACTGTGTGCGCCATAATCAAATTCATTTATTATCATTTTTCTTCTCCGGTTTAATTAACTTAAACCTTTATTATACAGATATCCGTGTCAATGTCTACACTTTTATACAATTAATTTAAAGTTTTTTTATTGTAGTTTATGGTTGAACATTGATTGCCTGTGGATAGATCTGGGGATAACTCATGTTTAATCTTGTATATTTTTGTGGATAGTTTGTGGGCAGTTTTAGATATAAAAACTTGCACAGGGCTGTTTTTTATTCCTAATTAAAAAAATCTACAGAAATTCAATATATTTTGTAAGTCATTGATATATATAGCTTTTTGGCGTGTATAGTCTTGTATACATTTGTATGCAACAGTAATATCTCTGCACAGGGGGGTTACATAAAAAGCTTTTAGGGACTCCTAAGGTTCTGATTTTTCTAAATATTTACATTTTTTCTGCACCCATAACCCCATATATACGAGCGCGTTGTGGCTAGTAGTAGTTGTAGAGTTTGGTACATTCAAAACTATGATTTTTACATCAAAAAAAAGCCGTCCCCATCCCGACTGACCGGAGAAGATGATGAGGACGACCACCTGTAGCCCCTTGGATGTCGAATCGTTGGGAAGAGGCTATAGGTACTTGATATCCACAGAATGACGGTAAAATGGATATCAAGCGATTCAATGTTATACTGGCGACATGGTTATATCAATTGGTAAGGAACCCTATGGGCGCAGATTCTAGGAGAAAAGGTGCTTCATTTGAAAGATCAGTGGTTTCAAAAATAAATGAGTGGCTTGAGTCCCAAGCCATAAATTTTTCATGTAAAAGAAATCTTGATCAATATCAGCAGAAAAACCTTGCAGACATCGACATTCCATATCATGCTGTCGAATGTAAGCATTATGCCGACGGATGGACCTATAAGCCTGAGTGGTTAAAACAGGTGCAAGAATCAGCAGGAGATAAAATTCCTGTTTTGATATATAAATACAATAGGAAGCCAATACAGGTTTGCTTGCCTATGTACGCCGTAAATCCTGAATGGTCTGCGGAAAGTGATTTAACGTGTATAATGACTATGGAAAACTGGTTTGAGGTGATGTCAAGAAACTGGCAGCACTATGAAAGGATAAGCGATGGCTGATGTAAAAGATGTTGAGCGCACAAAATCCGGTAGGTTAACTTATCGTGGCGAGTCTTTTCCTGGCTATAACAAACAAAAGAGAACGCCTGGTAAAAATAAAAAATTTGCTGTATTAGCCAAAAAAGGTGATCAAGTAAAGATAGTTCGCTATGGCGACCCCAAAATGTCAATTAAGAAGGATCAACCCGATAGGCGTAAATCTTTTCGCGCTCGCCACAATTGCGATGCGGTAGAGAAGAAAAAGGATGTTTTCGCAGCGTCTTACTGGTCCTGTAAGAACTGGTGATATGAATACAAAAGATATAGACATATTTGATCTTAACGGTACGCCTACTGTATACAAAAAAAATTTTGCAGAAGGTGGAGAAGCTAAAACCGTTGATCCAAACGTGCAAGAGGTCAAAGAAATATTAAAAAGTGCCGGAATAAATAAATTATATCAAGCAGCAGATTCTTTAGGCATAAGACTTCCAGATGGTATTGGAGTTGATAGCGCAGCAGATGTTATTACGAATGAATTATTATTTAGAGCAAATATTCCTGTAAGAAAGAAAGACGATACGTTTACTTTAGAGAAATCATTAGGTAAAGGCATATCTTTTCGAGCAGACGTAAATCCTAAACAAAAATCCGGCTTTCTCAATATTAGCGGTAGATTCAATGAAGGCGGGATTGTCTCGCTCTTTAACTAACCAATAGGATAATCAGGTTCTTCATCCGCATGGTAATTTAAGGTCAATTCTTCGCCCTTTTCTATGTCCATGCTGGTTACGATGTGATAAACCCGATAATCGTCCCAATCCAGTCTTTCCTCTAAGAAACAGTTTTCATGGATTGCATGGTTTACAAAACCGCCTAAAGCTGTTCGTATGTATCCGTGTATTATCGGCACTTTGATGTGTGACATGCCTAAATCTGTGTCGGCAAGTATCTTTTTGGTGGCAAATAATCCTAAACCTTCGATATCGCTGCGTCTTACCTCTAAGCCATCCATCAATGGTTTGTAATAAAATTTATTGTAATTTGGTTTCATATTTTTTATCCGTCAAAGTTTGAACACTGATTACAGATTTCATCTTCATCCTCATAAAGATCAGAATAAAAGCTACCTCCGCAGACTCTACACCGCCAAGATTCATCCTCGTCTAGTTGGTTTTCTGGTAAATCCATAATATTCATCTGTAATTTGTTTCGTGTACTAGCTCCGAGTCTAAATACACTCCATAATTATTATAATTTGGCTTCATATTTTTTATCCGTTTGTAATACCTGTACAAACATTCCTAATTCTTGATCAATTCTTGCTTTAGCTAAATCTATGTATTCTTGATTTAACTCTAACAAAACTGAATTACGATTATGATTTACCGCAACAATACCTGTTGTTCCAGAACCACCAAAAGGATCAAGAACTGTACCGCCTTCAGGACAACCAGCTAATACACATGGCTCTATTAAATCCATTGGAAAAGTTGCAAAGTGCGCTCCTTTAAATGGTTTAGTAGTTACTGTCCAAACTGATCTTCTATTTCTTTTGTCATAGCTCTTTGTTAATCCACTATGTGGTTGCAATCCTGTACCTTCGTTATGATATTTGCCTTTTGTTCTATCCCTTGTACCCCAATCTTTTTTTACTGTCTCTTTAATAGCTTCATTGTCAAAGTAATACTTTGGACTCTTACTTAATAAAAATATGTATTCGTGTGCTTTCGTACAACGATCCGTCACACTTTCAGGCATAGGGTTTGGTTTATGCCAAATAATATCTTGTCTCAAATACCAACCATCTTGTTGTAAAGCGAAGGCAACTCGCCAGGGGATTCCAATTAAATCTTTTGGCTTTAGTCCAACCACATTTGCACCGCTTCTTTGCAAGTATTTTTTATGATTTTGTTTACTGCCGCCCGCATGTCCACCATTTCTGGCTGCATTATAAGTATCACCAAGATTCAGCCAAACAGTTCCATCATCTCGCAACACTCGTTTCACTTCTCTAAATACCTTAACCAAGTTCTCTACAAATGCTTCTGGTGTATCTTCAAGTCCGAGTTGACTGTCTTTTCTAATTGCACCACATTTAGGACACTTACTTTTATAAATAGCATCACCAACTACATTACCTTGATCAAACATGGCTTTATGTCCAGTTGATGTATTTTTACTTATTTTTGTGGTTCTCATGTGACTGCAATTAGGATCGCCCCCCACCCATTCAGCAGTACCATAATCACGCAAACCCCAATAAGGTGGTGAAGTAATACAAGTATTAATGCTTTGATCCTCTAGTTTTTTAAGTGAGTCTATGCAATCGCCTTGCAGTATTTCAATTAATTTATTCATCTGTAGTCAGTCTCATGCACTAATTCACCGTCTAGGTATACACGAAAATTTTGAAAATTTTTCTCAAACTCTCTTACTTTACGAGATATCAAAGTAGGGAATCGTTTATCGTCGCATCTTACCCATCTTACATAGTGTTCACTGCCATCTGTGTCTTTTAGAAGCACGTGCAGCTCCCACATACTGTTATCAAATACTCCGTATATGACTTCACCCATATCTTTTCTCCTATTTTTGGTAAGCCTTCTCAAGTTTTGAAGATTGGATAAGCTTGATAACACCAAGCTCCTCATCAAGAAACATTACCTTCTTGGTTTTCTTATCAACACCCATGTATTGACCGTATATGGCTTTGTTTTTTATTTTTAGTCTCATTTTGACACCTTATCATAAAAATATAATATATGCAACTTTTAACATAATTAAATATAAACTTGTACTTCAACACGGAGTATGTTATTATATTCAAATAATTTATGTATTGGAGAAGAAATTGTCACAAGATAAAAAGCGTTACTACAATCGTGTTAGGCGTACTTGCCTGAAACACGACATCAACATTGTTTACGATGGAGTGCCTAAAAACATGCGTTCCGTAGAGTTATTGAAAGACGGTCAATTACTGATGGGTGATTATGCAGAGGATCGCAATCCACTTGATATTAACTGGCAACGCTTACATGAGGACTTAACTAAATATGGTTTTACCGGAGGTGTGAAATGAGTAATCCTACAAAACAGATTAATAATATTTACGGTTACTGCCGTGTTTCAACCATTGAACAGGCTGAAAACGGCATATCTATTGAGACTCAAAAAAAATTAATATCTGAATTTGTAAAAAATAAATTTAATAAAGATATTACTGAATGGTTTATAGATGCGGGTGTATCCGGCACTGTGCCTATATTGGAGCGCGAACAATGTCGCGCCATGACAGATGTTATGGATGAACACGATATTGTTGTTGCAACGCGCATAGATAGACTTTCTCGTAGTTGCAACGATTTATTAAAAACTATTCCTCACTTTGAGGGTTGTGGCGTGACCCTTTACCTTTGCGAACAGTTTAACGATATGCCCGTTGTGTATCCAAAAGAAGATAAAGAAAAAGGTTTAGCAGCAAAATACGACATGAATATCTTGGTAAATCAAATCATGTTGATGGTTTTATCAGCCGTAGCTGAGATGGAATTTGAGAACATTAAAAAAAAATTTGCAGAGGGTAAAATCGCTTGGGCTGAAAGAGGCTACTCAATAGGCGGCGCACCGCCATTTGGCTTTGAGTTTAAAGAAGAAAAATTTAAGTATGGTAAACGCCTGAAAAGGCGCAAAAAACTCATAGAAGTGCCAGAGGAGCAAGCTGTGATACGGACAATTATAGCGTGTGATAAGCGTGGGCTTGGTGCGCGCCGTATTGCTAAACAAGTTGCAAACACACATGCAGGCTATGAAAACTTTAAACCCAATAAGGTTGTGAAGATACTTAATCGCAAATTTCAAGGGGTTGGTACATAGTTGCGATTAATTGGTTATAATGTTAGTAGCTATGGACTAACTTATGACTACATTAGAAAAAATAGAAGCGCAAATAAAAAAAATAGACTCGATACTACTACTTGACTACATTACAGGTCCGGTGCGTGAAGAGTTAACAAATATCAAAACAAGCTTAGAAAGCGTAAAAGCGGAACTTAGCTAATGGCGATTATTAACGGATGGGGTCGAGGCACTTGGGATGAGGGTGCTTGGGGTACTGCGCTACCCGTTGATGTAACAGGTCAAGCCATAACATCTG